AGCAGAAGTGCAGGTGATTTCCTGCACAACGCCCGCGCCAGCACTTGATCGACCGAGTATGCGGTCGGTCGCGCTCACGTTCTGTATCTTGGCGTACGTCACGACCGAGTTGTCGATGGTCCAAGTTGCGCCAGAAGAGGAGACTGTTATGTCTCCTTTGTCGCCATCGCTGACCGCTCCACCTCCGCCGCCCGCGCCGATCTCTACGACCGTTCCGTTGTCCCGTTTCGTGAACAACTTTCCATCGGCGGTGTTGATGGCAAGTTCACCAGCGACGAGGCTTCCCGACGATGGCGTGGCGCCAGCAGTGCCAGAACGCTTGTGCTTGATCGTGTTTGCCATCGTCTATCTCAGAATGTGCCGCCGTCGACGGTCACATTGTCTAGGTTCGTGCTCGAAAGGACAAGCGTCCCGCCGATGTAGTAGGACTTTCCTGCCGCGAGGTTGAGATGCTCGCTGCTCGTCCACGCATCGGTTGAATCAACCCAGTTGAACGTCTTGTCGGTCGCGCCCTTGAGCGTGATGCCGCCGCCGTCAGCCGTCGTGTCGCTCGGGGTGGCGACGTCGCCGAGGATGATGTTCTTGTCCTCGACGACGAGGTTCGTCGAGTTGATGTTCGTCGTCGTGCCGTTGATCGTCAGGTCGCCAGTGACGGTAAGGCTTCCGCTGACCGTTCCGCCCGACGTAGGCAGGTACGACAGCGCAGGAATGTCCGCAGCGACGAGAGAACGGAAGGTCGGCGTTCCGTTGCTTCCGTTCGGAGCCGCGAACACCTGATTGGCCGTCTGCGATGCAAGCGAGAGGGCGATGGTTCCCGCAGTCGTGATCGGGGATCCGCTCACCGAAATAAACGACGGCGCGGTCAGCGCAACGCTCGTGACGGTTCCGAGACCAGCACCGCTCAAAGATGCCTGCACGAACGCCGTTGTCGCAACCTTCGTGGTGTTGTCGCCAGTCGTCGGCGTAGTAGCCGTGGCCGACGATCCGAGCGCAACCGTGCCGCTGAACGTCTTGTTGCCCGTGATCGTCTGGGTTCCAGTAAGCCCTACGAACGCGCCGTTGCCGCCGATGGCCTCGATGGTGGTCGCCGATCCTCCTGCGCCACCCGTGCCCTTGCCGTAGTAGAGGACGTTGTCAACTTCGTTGAACGCCAACTCGGCGTTTGCCAGAGACGATGGCGCTCCAGTTGCTCCAGATGCGCGCCGCTTGATACGGACTGTGTTTGCCATGATCTACCTCAGAAGTTCCCGCCGTCGACCAGATCGGTCTGCGGCACGTTGATCCACTTGTTCGATGACGATGAGTATTGAAGCAACTCTTTGTCGGCGACCGACGTGATCGCGACACTGGAGATGTCTGCGAAGGTGTGAACGTGGGCGGTCGGGGTGCGGGCATCGCTCAGGCGCGAGTCATCCGCACGGACGGCCTTGGTCGAACTGCTGGTCCCGCTCGTGGCGAAGTCGACGGCGAACGACCTGTTCGTCGACAGGTCGCCTCCGCCAGTAAGTCCAGTGCCAGCCGACAGGCTTAGGCTTGCGTCGGCCTTGTTCGGATCCGACACGGTGGCGATGCCGAGTTGCGGCTTGCCTCCGACCGTCCCCCAGACGAACGAGGCGGAGAGTTTGATCTCCTGCGTGACGCCGTTCCCTGCGGTGTTGGCGCGTCCGAGAAGAGAGGAGACCTCGACGTCCTGAATCTTGGCGTACGTCACCGCCTGATTGGCGATCGACGGATTCGGGTAGGTTCCAGAGAGCGATCCTCCAGCAGCGCCGCTCGGAGTGGTGGACAGCGTCGTCCACTGGGTGTCGTAGTCGCTTGCGCTCGACTTGACGAGCGCCTGACCAGTCGAACCTCCAGACGGGACGCCAGTGCCAGCAGGTCCAGCGGATCCAGTTGGACCAGCGGGACCGTCGGAGGCCATGATCGACCATGACGACGAGGGGGGCTCGTCGTTGCTGTTCCCGATCTCGCAGATCCAAGTCTTGTCGTCGTACCGAACGACGTCGCCGATAACGTAGGTGTCGTTCGCATCCCATGTCCCGCGCCATCTGATGTTCGAGACGGCGGTGACTGGGGTTAGAGTGGCCCCTGAACAGGGCGGAACTGCATATTCCCGACGAAAGGGGCTGACACGATTCGGCAGCAACCTCCCGTAGTCTCTCTGCTGGATTCCGTCCTTGATTGCCGCAGCGCTGAAGATCGGCCCGTTGTCGATCTCCATCAGTCGCGCGGTCAACCCCTCGTCCTCGTACGCCATAGCGAACGATCGTGCATATGCAATCAGCAGAGATTCAGCATATGCAGGGACGGGGATGATGAAAGTCTCTTGAGTCGTGTCCGAGACAGCCTGCCAAGAGGCCCTGTATCGCACCGTGACGGCGTCGGAGGCCGATGCCTGCGGCGTCGGGTAGAGTTCAAGTCGGATGGCGGGGAGGCCCGTTCCTTGGCCTAGTTCAGTCGTGCCGTTCGACTGAGCCCACGGACGCGAGAGAGCGGCGTAGTACACGCCGTCCATCAGGGCAGGCTCAGCCATGTTCCTGATGATCTCCATCTGCTCGGGCGTCGTGAGTTCGACCCGCCATCCCAGCCCCGCCTTGGAGATGAGAGCGAGGATGTCCTCCACGTCGGTGGGCAGGTCCACCCACGACTGCTGGGCGACGGTGTTCAGGGGACGCGACGTGCGCTCCCTGTACCGCCACGGCTTGGTGAACATGTACTGCCCAGCCTGATTGACGATCTCGGCAATCCGCTGATCGCGAGTCATACCGCTCACGATCGACGGTTGTCCGCCGAGCGCGAGCACGATGTGGCTCTTGAGGTTGCCGAATGTCAGCATGGAATTGGCTTGGCGGGGTTTCCCCCGCCAAGCCGTTCAGTTGTTGCGATCAGGCGGCGGAAGAGCCGAACTGGAACCCGCTGAGGAGAACCTTGCGAGAAGCAGCAGTGACGGTGTCTGCGGCTTCAAGAAGGATCGCGACAACGGGACCAGCGCCCGAAGCGGCAGGGCCGAGCACGTTCGACGCGACGGGTGCAAGAGCCGCTCCAGCGGCAGTGGATCCGCCAGTCGTGACCTTTGCGTCGACGACGCCAGCGACGCAGACGGTGCAGCGGTTTCCAGCCGCAGCCGCTTCGGTCACGATGCCCCACACGCCAGCCTCCTGACCGTTCGTCGGCGCAGCCGACAGAACGACCACGTTGAACGGGCAGTTCGGCTCGTCGAAGTTCGTCAGGTTCGCCGACGACGTGAAGGCATTCGACGCCTGATGGATGTTGAAACGAACCGTATCGCCGAGAGCGACGGCCTCGCCAGCGATCGGCTTGACGAGCACGGGCTGCGGCGTGAGGGCCGCGAGATTCCCAGAGGGAGTGATGAGTCCTGCGATCATGTGAGTGTTCTCCTTCTGGATTACGTCAAGGAAGTCGGAATCGGGCAGACGATGCCGTGGCGCTGGCGGCTGTTGCAGAACAGGTTGTGCCAGCAGTCGACGGGCATGACGTAGGTGAACGGCTGGTTCGGGTGACGCAGGACCTCGTGGGTCTTGAAGTACCGCTTCGAGTGGAAGATCGGCGTGAGGTAGTTGCCGTTCACGAAGAAGTAGCGCGGACCCTTCGCGATGGTTGTCGATCCAGACTCGGTTCCGAATGCCGCAAAGTTTCCATTTGCGCCAGTCTGGTCGATGTAGTCCGCCGCTCCACCAGCGTCGAACTTGTCAGCGACAGCCGTAGACGCGGTGGCAGGGAAGATCGCCGCCGTGTCGAGGTCGGAGCAGTAGGTGATGTCGATGCCCGAGTACACGGGGTTGTTGTACGCGGCGTCCTGATAGTTCACCAGCGTGTCGTTCGACAGGCGGAGCAGGCGACGGTAGAACTGGACGCCCTCGCGCGAGGTGAGGATCATCTGGCGCGAGAGGTTGTCGTTCTCGAAGTACTGCGAGCGGGTCGCAGGAGCCTCGTACTTCAGTCGCATGAACATCGAGTCGAACGCCGTGAACAGCGAGTTGATCGTCAGGGTGGTGCTTGCTCCAGCACCCTGATTGAGCGTGTTGTTGTCGACGAGGGTTCGCTGAACGCCAGCAGAACTCGGCTCAGTGCCGATGCCTGCGCCGCCGTTGTAACCGTACGGCTCGATGAGGTTGGTCCAGCGCTGATCGACGGTCGGGTCGAGGCCCATGACCGTCGAGGTGTTGGCCGCGCCAGTGAACGGACGGAGGCCACGGATGCCGAGCGAGCCGCCGAGGTTGCGACCGAGTTCGGTGATGAAGAACGGGAGCGAGTACGGAAGGCGACCGCTCTCGACTTCCATCTGGGCCAGCGACGGGGGAGCCCAGAGGTCCTCCTCGAAGCCGTTGGTCATCGAGGTCCAGAGGCGCTGCTCCTTGATCTTCTTCAGGCGCTTGTAGGCGACCTTGGTGGAGCCAGCGCTCTCGCCCGTGTTGAGTTCGACCTCGGCGTCGGTCCACGACATGTGGTCGATGCTGAAGCGCCACGGAGCCTTGATGGTGTCGGTCACCTGCGGGTTGCGCCAAGTGAAGACGTCGTTCGGCTGGTAGTGGTCGTAGGTGCGCGAGTCATCGAACATGATGACGTCGCGGATCTCGTTGCCGCCCTGAACAGTGACCTCGCTGGCCTTGTTCTTGAGGAGGCGGGAGAATGCGTAGGTGTTCTTGACCGCCTCGTTGATGACGGCGTCGGCGCTGGTCAGGTAGGTCGGACCAGTCGTCTGCATGAAGTCGTTGAAGGTCTGGATCGAAGGCATGGTGCCCTCCGTGTTGGGTTAGCGGGAAAGGATTCTGCGAACGTCGTCTCGGGTTCCGCCAGAGAGCAGGATGTCGAGAGCCATGTCGTCCTTGTCGACCTTCGCTGCGGCGCGAACGGGGGCCTTGCCCACGCTCGGACGCGCGATGGACCGAGGATCGGTCTTTCGTGGCTCTCCTGCCTTCTGTCGGAACGCCTCCTTGACGATCGCCTCGACCGAATCGAACTTGCTGGGGTTCTCCCGTCCGATTCGTGCGGCCTCCTCGGCGATCGTCTTGTAGTCGGGAGCCTTGCTCCCGTACTCCGAGGCGATCCTCTGGTAGGCCATCTGCGACTGGTGGCTGACCTCTATCATGCGGGTCTTCTCCTCGAACTCTCGACGGAGACGTTCCTGCATGGTCTTGAGCGGCTTGACGGCCTCGTCGCCGAAGATCTCGCCGAACTCGGAGAGCGGATCTGCATCCGACTCCTTGTCGTCCGAGACAACCGACGCCTTCGGCTCCTGAACTGCATTCGGCTCCGTCTTCCTATCGGAAGCCACCTTTGCGCCGAACGCATCCACATCAGCCTGCCGCTTCGCTGCCTTCAGACCCCAAGCCTTCAGTTCGGAAGGGTTGGACTTCAGGCCGTCGATCACGTTGGCTGGCACGCCGTCCCGCTGCAATGCCTTCAGGGCACGATCCATGTCGTGATCTGGAGCAGCGTTCTCGGTCGAGGCGGGAACCCGAGTGGACTCGGGCTTGTCGATTCCAAGCAGACGGTCGAGGACGGCGTCCATCTCGGCGTCGGAGTTGTCCTCCACAGGCTCTTCGACCTGCGTGGCTTCCAGCGCCTCGGGCTGCTCCTCGATCTTCGGCTCTTCGGTCTCTGGCGTGATGGGTTCTGTCATTTCAGTCCTTCACATACCCGTGACGCGACATGATCTCGCGCTCATGCCGCTTCGACTCCACGATCGGCTTGCCACCCTTCGCAGTCTTGCACCCCGCGAGATTTCGCGGGAGCGCCTGACTGACGTACGGGTACTGCGACCTGTTGGTCGCAGGATCGACCTGCACCGAGAGACTCGGCACTCTGGTCAGTCGCACTCCGTCACGCTCGATAATACTGCCGATGGACGGTGCGTCACGCATCGGCATGTCGATTTCAACCACATTTCCGTCAGGATCTTGGAACTCGTACTTCATGTTCGGTTCGCCACCGCGCGAAGCCCAGCGACGCTGCTCGCGGGAATCGGGTTCGGCTCTCCCATCTCGTTCTGTCGCATCTGAGGTGCCTGCGGCATCGTCGGGGAAGCGCCCATCGGGGCACCTCCGCCCTGACCGAGGTCGATCATCTCTCCGAGGTTCGGGACGTTCAGGGCGTCGCCGACGATCGAGAGGATCTCCTTCCACTTGACGTTTGGCAGCATCATCGCGCTTTGGGCGACGGTGGACGTTATCTGGAGGAGTTCGAGCGCCCGCTTCTGGACGAGAGCCTCGGACACTCGCTCCATGCTGTAGGCGTCGACCGAGACCTCAAGGTCCTCCCAGCCAGTCGTCTTGACGCCACCCTCGAAGATGGGCTCCGCCTCCAGCAACTGCTCGACGGCGTCCTTCCCAAGGGGGAAGAACACTCGATCGTCGTGCCAGAGATACCAGCAGACCGATCGACCGAGTTCGTCGACAGCCTCCTGAAACTGGCGCTTCAGGTGGGCCATGCGCATGGTCGCGCTCGACTCGGCCACGGCAACCTCGGTAGCCGTGGCGCTACCGCCGATGTTCCCGCGCATGGCGTCGTGGATGCCCGAGACTCGGTCGAGGCGGTCGGATGCCAACTGGCTGTAGTTGACCTGCTGGGGGGTGATCCCGCCGATCTCAAGGTTGACCACGCGGTCCTTGTCGAGCGACTCGGACAGGACGATGTAGTCGTGGGGACGGTCCTTGATGTCCTGCGCCAACTTGTGGTTGCGGCTGTCCACCATGACGAGCCGCTTGTAGGCGGCCGCGCTCGCGCGCATGCTGCTCAGGTGGGCGTTCAGGTCCTCGACCTGAGACTGGATCGCCATCAGGGGAGACAGCGGGTACGGGTCGTCGGGAACCGTGTACACGCCGAACACGCTGTACGGTCCCTGTCTCGGGCCGAAGAACGGGATCGGCTTCCGAACGAAGCCTCCGAACTTGCCGTTCGACCCTCCGCTCTTGACGACGGTGTAGATCGTCCCGTTGACCCTGCCCTGACCGAACAACTGGTCGACGGTCTCGGCGATCTCCTGATCGATCTCTGGGACCCAGATCTCGTAGATCGCCAGTTCCTTCCTGTCCTCGACATGACGGCCAGCGTCGTCGCGGGTCTCGTCGATGTCGGTGTTGTCGCCGATCCCCTCGATGTACTCGGCGTCCCAAGTCTTGTCCTCGGCGGCCCTCGCGAGCAGGTCGGACTTGTCCACCGCGTAGCAGTGGCCCATGAACCGAGCGTCCTCGATGTTCGTCGCGGCTGGATCGATGAAGAACCGCTCGGGAGAGATGCGGTAGACGCGGGGAAGGTACGGCTCCTTCCCGTCCACCTGACGGGCCTCGGCCCGTGGCTCGCTCACCGTGAGGGCGACTCCCCAAGAGAGCAGCATGTCGGTCGCGACACGCTCAAGCGTCTTGCGGAGTTTGGTGATCCTGCACCATCGGTTGAGCGCGATCTGGAGCCGCTTGCCGACGAGCATGTCCGTCATCGCGTCGGCGCATGCGACGCGGAACTTCGGGTTGTCGTGGATGATGCGCGGAAGCACGAGGCTGATGAACTCGTGCCCGAAGTTCTCGGGGTCGTCGTTGGAAAGATCGGACCTGTCGTCGCGGTACGCAGGTCCGTGGTACTTCTCGACCATCGACCGAAGGCTGGAGATGTGCGCGTCGCGGAACTTCTCAGCGCTCTCCAGTTCTCGCCGCAGGTTGTCGAATGATGTGTCGAGCATCTTGGGGCCTCACTTCTTCTTGCTGGGCTTCTTGCCGCCACCCATGCCGCCGCCGTAGCCGCCGCCCTTGGCTCCGCCCTTGCCGCCGTTCATTCCCTTGCGGGACGATGAGCATCCGCTCTTCTTCATCGCTTGCTCCTGTTCTCAGGCTTCTGCTGACACTCGATCATCGAAGCCTTTGCAACGACCGAGTTGACGAAATGCATGAGGCGCTGCGCGTCCGCATTCTCGATGCGGTCCACGTCGCGCGTATCCGTGTACTTGATGTGAGCGGTCGTCCCGAAGAACGAGATGCGCTCGATTCGGTGGAGGGGCACGAAGACCTGTTCGGTGATCGGTACGAGCATTACCCAGTGACCTCGGCAAGTTCAAGGCGACCGACCCATCGGATGGTCTTTCCAGCCTCTCCAGTGACGTTGAACTGAAGTGTGCTTCCTCCGACCGCCACCGCGACGTTCCATGCCGCAACATCCTCTGCCACGGTCGTGACGGTAGGCGTACCGACGATCCGCATGGTTCCACCAGCGGCACGGGAAACGCAGCCAGTGACCTCGTATGCGGCGCTTTCGGCATCGGACGCAGTGTTTCGCGCGGCGATCATGCACTTGAACGCCCACGTCGTGTCGAGCGGGACCACGGGAGTGGAACCCATCGACGTCATCGTCGTGGATGCCGCGTCCGTTGTCTGCACCTTGATCACGAACACCGATGACTGGGCATCTCCCTGTGCGGCGAACTGCTGTCCGCCCTGCGAGAACTGACCTGTGTTCGTGGCAAGTGCGTTCCGACCGCAGGCAATTGCCGTCGAGGAGTTGACCGTGTTTCCGAATCCGCCGAGCACGGTGGAGTACGGGGCGTACACGCCGTTCCCGATGTAGTTGTTGATTCCGCCGATGATCGAACCGTAGAGGCCGTAGTCCACCGTGGTGGAACTTCCGATGCTGTTTCCAGATCCTCCGACGATCGAAGCCTGCACGGCGCATCGGATCGTGTTCTGGCTGCCTCCAGCGACCACGCTTCCGCTCTTGATGTTCGCGCCTTCCTTGGTTCCGTCGATGGTGTTGTTGACACCGCCTCCGATGAACCCGTTCTGCGCGAGAACCCTGTTCGTGTTTCCTCCAGCCACGACGCCAGAGGATCCGCTGACGATGTTGAAGACGCCTCCGCCGATGAATGCATATGCGCCCGTCGCCGTCGCCGAGGTGGCGTCCGTCTCGTAGATCGTGTTGATCGTTCCTCCGCAGATCGTGCCGTAGGAGCCGTTGGCGATCAGGCCGTACGACCCTCCGCAGATCGTCCCGTGGTCTGGAGACGTGGTCCCCGATGGAGTAACGCTGTTCTCCCCGTTGTCGGCGTTCAGCGCGATCCGATGGTGCGCTCCGCCGCCGATGGTGCTGGCGATCGTCGTAGTGCTGCCAGTGGTCCCCTGCACGCCTATGACGTTGTTGTACCCGCCGCTGATGGTCCGCAGCGACGTGTCTCCGTAGATGATGTTCTTCTGGACGGAGTTGCCTCCGCCAGAGATGACGTTCCCGTAGCAGTCTGGGTCAGACCCAGCGAACTCGATGACGTTCGACGGAGAGTTGAAGACGTAGTTCAACTGGTTTGCGGTTCCAGATGCCACCGCACCAGAAAGTCCTCCGCCGCCACCACTCGTCGAACCGCTGGCAATCGCGGCGAATCCGTCGAACAGGACGTATCCCGTCGCAGACTGATTCGACGAAACCGCGCCAGATGAGAACGGAGTCTCGACAATGCCCATGAAGATGCCGAGCGACGGTACGGTCGACGACGCCTGCGTCATCCGCCCGCCGACTGCGTCTGGACCGACCGACGCTCCCGCGACAAGAGACGATCCAGATGCGTAGACCTTCGCTGAGACAAGACCCGTGACTGCGACCTTGACCCGCTGTCCGATCTCCGCGCTTCCCATCGCCACTCCCCACACGGATGCAGAAGGCGCGTCGACTGGGCTGGTGACCACTACGTTGAACGGACACCTGTTGTCGTCGAAATCGACGAGTTTCGACGCCTCGGTGATCGAACTCGTGTCGAACAAGTCGAACATCACGAGATCGCCAGCAACGATGCGCGATGCCGCGACGGGGGTCACGGAAACGATTGACGGGTTCAGTCCTCCGAGATTCCCTGTCGGAACAATCGAAATCATGTCGCCTCTCTCTGCGACTCGCAGTCGCTGATGAGCGGGGACGCGCCCCGCAGGATGTCGAAAAGCCTCTCGTTCTCGGCCTTCAGCCGAGCGCACTCCGCCCGAAGGTCGGCCAACTCGACCCGAAGACGGATCAACTCGTCGATCACGGCTGTACCTCCTGACGGGACTCGCGGTCCTTGAACAGGAGCGTGATGCCCATGCGGACGACGTCGACGACGCTGACGTGGCGCGACCAGTCCGCCGCGTACATCACGGCGAGGCGCTTCAGGTCCTCGTGGCTGTCGAGGTCCACGCGCACGGTCTTGGTCGGCTTGCGGTCGCTCATCGCTTCGCCCTGTTCACCGAGCGCGACGTCACGCGCAGGTTCGACCTGCGGTTGTCGCGTGGGTTTCCATTCTTGTGGTCGATGTCCTTGCCGTCGCCCTTCCGCACGAGGCCATCGCGCTCGGCGGCGCGCCGTGCCTTGTTGCGGGACGCACGGTCCTTCTTCGACTTCTCGGAGGCGTGGAACTTCGCGTACTCGGCCTTGTAGTCACGGGGCATGGGCAGGCTCCTTGAAGCAGTCCCAGCCGCGCTTACGAGCCTCAAGCAATGCCCCTCCAGCGGTTTCGCCTTCCATGTCACACACCTCGCGCCGCGCCTCGTCGCGCTCGGCGCGGAGCCGCTCGATCTCGCGCTGCGCGTCCAGCGCCTCGTGGCAGAACTGCGTCGTACCTTGGTTGCGAGCGCAGCCCACGTTGCGTTGAAGCCGCTCGATCTCGGCGGCAGCCTCGATCCTGAAGTCGGCGGAGACGGGATGGTCCACGTCGCGGAGACGCCTGACGATGTCATCGGTCATCGCGCGCTCCCTTCCGCTCGATGCGCGAAACGCGCCTGTCGAGCATCAGGACCATCAAGCAGGTGCTGGCGATCCACGCGACATGGACAAACGAATTGAGAATCTCAAGCATCAGCACTTCCACCGCTTCCGCGCAGCCTTGCCGCGCTCGCCAGTCCATCCAGCCGAACGGGCGCAGAACGACTTCTTGCGCGCGCCGCCCTCGGGCTGGGGAGCCTTCAGGTTCGACCCAGTCTCGCGGTTGTACTTCGCTCGGCCCTTCGCCGTCAGGCCAGCGCCCTGAGACACAGGCAACTTCTCGCCACGCCCGACGGAGAGGCTCGGTCCCTTCTTGCGAGGCATCACTTGCCTCCCTTGGGCTGGGGCTTCGGCTGGGCCTTCGCCCAGCC